AGAATAACATGCAAGAAATTAAACGCTATATAAGTGAATTAAAAGATGTTGTTGTGTATTATAGGGAAGTTACTACGACAAAAGAGGAGGAGTAATATGCAAATTTCACAAGAAGGCACAAGTTTAATAAAAAAATTTGAAGGGTGTGAGCTAGAGGCATACAAATGCAGTGCAGGTGTTTGGACTATAGGATACGGTAGAACTAAAAATGTAAAAAAAGGTGATACTTGTACACAGGAGCAAGCTGATGAGTGGTTACACGAAGAGCTTCCTGTATATGGTGCTTATGTAAGTAATGCAGTTCATGTACCATTATCGCAAAATGAGTTTGATGCTTTGGTTGCATGGACTTATAATTTGGGGCCAACAAATCTAAACAATAGCACTCTGCTGAAAGTATTAAATGAAAACAAGAAAGAAGAAGCTCCACATCAAATGCGTAGATGGAACAAAGCAAACGGAAAAGTTTTAGAGGGGTTAGAGCGCAGAAGACTAGCAGAGTCTTTGTTGTTTGAAGGCAAAGAGTGGCATCACATCTAATATGCCTTTACAAAAGATTACATTTAGACCAGGAATAAATAGAGAGGGCACCGCATATGATAATGAAGGCGGTTGGTTTGACTGTAATTTAGTTAGGTTTCGTAAAGGTAGGCCAGAAAAGTTTGGAGGTTGGGAGAAACTTACATCTAATACATACTTAGGCACAGTAAGAGCATTACATCCTTGGATATCATTAGAGGGAGCTAAATACCTAGGATTAGGTAGCCATCTTAAGTATTACATAGAGTCAGGTGGGTCTTTTAATGATATCACACCGATTAGATTAACCACATCGGCAGGTGATGTGACTTTTTCTGCTAGTAATGGCGATGCTACGATTACAGTGACCGATACTGCTCATGGTGCAGTGAAGAATGATTTTGTGACTTTTAGTGGTGCATCTTCGCTTGGTGGCAATATTACAGCTACAGTTCTTAATCAAGAGTATCAAATAGCTACCATAGTTAACACAAACAGTTATACAATTGAAGCAAAAGACACTGACGGAACAACAGTTACGGCTAACTCTTCTGATAGCGGTAATGGTGGTTCTTCAGTCGTTGGTACATATCAAGTTAATGTTGGTTTAGATATTTATATGCCTAGTACAGGTTGGGGTGCTAATGGATGGGGTATAGGAGCGTTTGGACAAGCTGCAACTTTATCAGACACAAACCAATTGCGTTTATGGACACATGACAACTTTGGTGAAAATTTGATTATAAATCAGAGAAACGGTGGTATTTTTAGATGGCTAGAATCTGGTGGTTTATCGACAAGAGCTGTTGAACTTTCAGCTATATCTGGTGCAAATTTAGTGCCAACAAAAGCATTACAAGTCTTAACATCAGAAAAAGATAGACATTTGATTGTTTTAGGTGCAGATCCTATATCTGGATCCTCCAGAACAGGGACGATAGATCCTATGTTAGTGGCTTTTAGTGATCAAGAAAATGAGTTAGATTTTGAGCCCTTGACAACGAACACTGCAGGTTCATTGAGGTTGTCAAGCGGCTCTTCGATTATTGGTGGTGTTAAAGCAAGACAAGAAACTTTAATTTGGACAGATACTGCTCTTTACAGTATGCAGTTCATAGGGCCGCCCTTTACTTTTGGTATAAACCTTATCAACGAAGGAACTGGTCTTATAGGGCCAAAAGCTGCTACAACAGCCCCTAGTGGCGTTTTTTGGATGAGCTACAACAATTTTTATGTCTACAACGGATCTGTGCAAACCTTACCTTGTTCAGTGCATAACTATGTTTTTAACGATATTAACCTATCACAATCTTTTAAAATACATGCTTTCACCATAAAAGATAAAAGTGAAATAGGGTGGTTCTATTGTTCAAGCTCATCTAGTGAAATAGATAGATATGTAATCTATAATTATGTAGAAAATTTATGGTTTTATGGGCAATTAGTTAGAACAGCTTGGCTTGATTCTGGCATAGAAAATTATCCGAGAGCAGTTGGTAACAGTTATCTATTTAAACAGGAAATAGGTTTTGATGATGATGGATCTCCTATGACAAATGTGTTTATAGAAAGCTCTGATATGGATATAGGTGATGGCGACCAATTTAGCTTTTTGAAAAGAATAATACCAGATTACAAATTTATACAAGATGATAACAACGGTAATGTAAACATTGTTTTGAAAACAAGAAACTTTCCAGGCGACTCTCTTACCACAAATTCTACAAATGCCATATCAGCAACAACTCAACAAGTCTTTGTGCGTAGTCGTTCAAGACAAATAGCTTTGCGTTTTGAATCTGATGACGATGCATCTAACAATGGTAATTTATCAATAGGATGGAGATTAGGAGCCACGAGGATAGACATAAAACCAGATGGTAAAAGATGAGTAAGATTTTACAAACTCAGCTACCACTAGCTACTGACACCGTTTCCTCTGATATTTTTAATAGATTAGTCCGTATTTTAGAAATTAATCTTGGTGCAGTGGATCTTGATAATGTTAGGCAGATATCTGACGCAGAAAAAAACACCTTACAGTTTAATGCAGGTAGTATTGTTTGGAATACCACAATTGGTGTTTTACAAGTCTACACAGGTAACAAATGGGTAGATATAGGCGATAGAACCTTAGCTAAGGGTTTTGAGATGACATCAGAGGTTGGCACAGTAACTATCAAGATAGCAGGAGCAACAACCATAGAGTTATGATAAACGTAGCTGAAAACCTTATTTATCAACCAAAAAACCTACTACTCACCTATCCAAGTGATTGGTATATAAACAAAGAAACTTTTGCTGCAGTAAAAGACTCTATAAACCCAATAGTAGATTTTTACCAAGAAAGTGGCACAAAGTCGCCAAAATCAACACCTTTAGACAAAATTATAGAAGAACCATTAAAGGATGTTTACACCGTGCCTTTTTTTTCAGAGAAGTTTTGTCAGATATTAATGGATGAAATGAAACATTTGGAAACACATTTTGGCTTTAATCCTAACCCAGAAGAGGATGATCTACGACAAATACCAGAAATAACGTTTCAAGATAATTGTCCACAAATATTTCAATCTTTAATGCAAACGATATATACTATTGGAAATCCTATATTTTTAAATATTTGGAATAGGCATGTAGATGGGGGCGGAATCCAAATAGCTAATTATAATTTAAAGGATAAAAAACAAGGTGCTTGGCATCATGATGCAAGTGCTGATATAAGTATGGTAGTTCCTTTGAACACGGGGGAGTACAAAGGTGGCGGAACTGAGTTTTTAAAACGTGGTACAGTCGAGCCATTACCTACAGGCCACGCTCTAATTTTTCCTAGTTTTACGCATATGCATAGAGGGCTAGCAGTAGAATCAGGAGATAGATACCTTTTGGTATTTTGGTTAACATGTAACGAGGAATGATTTGAGCATGAATGAAATGAATAATCCAGGCGGTATAGCAGGTCTAGGCAGAGGGGAAGATACAATGCTTGCCCATGTAGCACCAGGGGAGATGGTAGTACCACCAGTTATTTCTCCACAAACCCAACAAATAATACAACAAGAAATGATGGCTGTAGGGCTTGATCCGAATGAATATACTGTAGGTCAAGGTATGTCAATTAATCCAATTACAGGTATGGCTGAGTTTGGATTTCTAAAAAAATTAGGTAAAAGTCTCAAAAAAGTAGTTAAAAAAGTTGCACCTATAGCTGCAGTCGGACTCGGCATTGCTGGCATAGGTGGAGCTGGACCATTAGGTAAGATATTAGGTAAAGGTGCAAGTAAAGCAACTTCAGGTAAATTTTTTGGAGCAAGCGGCAAATTTAGAGAAGGTCTTAAAGGAATAGCAGGAAATTTATTTAAAAGAGATCCAGATGATGTTGGAAGCACGCCACAATTTATAAAAACTATTGGTGATCAGTTTGGATTTGGTGGTCGATCTGCTGCTTTAGAGCAATATGGTTATACAGATGCAGAAATACAAGCTATGACAGATGAAGAAAAAGCTGCTGCAATTGCTAAAGCTGAAGCAGAACAAGGATCAGCCACATTGCCTGGAAAAATAGGTGACTTTTTTGGCAGAGGAGATGGCGGTGGATTTGGTGGCAACGCTGGTCTGATGGCTCTAGCTGCATTGTACGGCAAAGCGGTCAAAGAAGATTTTAAAGAGAAAGAGGGTGGACTTAAAGATATCAGACAATCAATCAGACCAGATCTTATGCCACAGCCAACCTTTCAAGGTTTCGATCTAGGTATTAGAAAACCTGCAGCCATGGGTGGATTACAAGAATTAGATATGCGTATGGGTGGCCCATCAATAGGCCCTGGTACAGGCACAAGTGATGACATACCTGCCATGCTCAGTGATGGAGAGTTTGTTATGACATCTGCAGCTAACAATGGCTTAGGTGGATTTAAGGTAACCAAAACAGAAACTGGTATTGAAATAATGCCAAGTGGTAAACCTGACAGACAAAAGGGCGCAAAAAACATGGACAGACTTATGAAGATGTTTGAGCAATATAACGATATTGGGAGAGTGTAATGAGTTTATTCAAAAGACTATCTGGAATAGCGAAATCAACTCCTGCTAGAGGCGGTGGTATTTCAAGAGCTTTACCTGTGGGTAGAGGTGTACCTTTTAGAGGACCAGTAAGAGGCAGACCAACACCACCTATATCAATAGGTGGGCCTAGTGGTGGCATGTTTGGAAATCCTCTAGCTAGGATGCCAGTTGGAGATGCTCGAGCTAGGATGCCGATAGGTGGTCCAAGTGAATTTGATAGAAATAATCCAGGCTTTGCCATAGGTAGACCAGTGGCTCCACCAACAAACATAGGTAGGCCACCATTTACACCACCGATGGGAGGAGCTGGGTTAATACAAGGAGGGCCCGTTGCCTTACCCGTAGCACCTCCACAAACTTTAGAGAGGGAAACAGGTGTTATTGGCAGACCTGTTGGTTTACCCATGCCTAAATATGAAACTGGTCTTCCACAAGCAGACGATATAGTTTCTGCTTTGCCTGTTGGTCCATCAATACCTTTTACACCACCAGATACGAACGAGTTGCCAACAGCAAGACCATTACCTGTACCACCACGCCGACCTAATTTTTCAAATGAGTTGGCTCGTCCACCTGTGGGACCAGATGGCACAATATTCTCTGCTACTCCAACTCCATCAAACCCAACATCAGTTTTAAGACCGTACACAGGCATACAAAGACCAGGCCTTGGTCTTCGTCCACCAGGAAGTAGACCACAACCTCCAATGTCAATCGGAGGTCCAGGTGGAGGCACCTACAAAGAGTTTCCAACTCCAGGCGGAGGCTCTTTAAGCGTAGGAGTAAGACCACCATCACTTATGCCAATCGGAGGTGGAGACCAAGTTGTTGCAGGTGGCACTCCTGGATTTGATGTAACAGGTGGTAATCCCTTAGCTGGTGCACCTGGATTTAGTAATACTGGTGTAGGCACTTCACAACCTGCTGATGATACAACAGGGATGGCAACTGCTACTGGTGCAACAGCTGGTGCAACAGATCCCACAGTTACAGCAACTACTACTGGTACAACAGATTCGATGCAGGCACAAATGACGCAAGGAGCAATAGATCCTGTGTTGTTAAATCAACAAGCTTCTGAAGTTTTAGGAGATCCTTTACTGAGATCTTTATATTTTGGCACTGCAGATCAACCTGGCTTCTTTAATCAATTACAACAAGCTGGTGCTAATTTAATAGGAAGTGATGTCCCATTACAACAAACTGCAGGACTTTCACCATTAGAATTATTAGCAAGACAACAAGCAGTTGCAGGCCTTGGTGGTTTTGAACCATTTTTACAACAAAACAGAAGGTTAATAAATCAAGCTATTCAGCAATCTAGACGAGCTGAGGCTTTACAAGATCCTTATTACTCTCAAGCTGAAGAAATATTTCAAAATACCATGGGTGCTTATGATCCTAGTATGACACAACAGTTTTACAACCCATTTGAAGATGCGGTAGTGCAACGAACTATTGATGATGTGTTTGAGGCAGGTGAACAACAGGATATAGCTGCAAGAGCTAGAGAAATTGGTTCTGGTGCATTTGGTGGCAGTAGAGCTAGACTTGGTGCTATGGAGCGTAGAGAAGCTCTTGGAGAGGGTTTAGCACAAGCTCTTGGTAATATTAGACAAAGAGGATTTAGTGAGGCACAAAGAACTGGACTCAGTGAATTTGCAAGACAACAACAAGCAAGGAGACTTGCAGCACAAGGCTTACTAGGAATTGGCACAGGTCGAGGCAGTGCCGCAGGTGCCTTAGCTCAAAGATTAGCTGGATTTGGTGGACAGATGACAGATCTTGGAAGAACACAAGAACAGCTTCGAGCAGGACAAAGAGGTGAACTAGCAGGCTTCGGTAGTATAGGTAGAGGAATTGCTGAGACAGGGTTGCAAAGATTATATGAACAACAATTAGGACAACAACTCAGACCATTACAAGTGTTGGCTCAGCTTGCAGGAATGTTACCTGGTTATCAAGGATCAAGAACACAAATTGATTCTCAATATGGTATGCCTACTGATCCTACTGCCGCTGGTCTAGGTGCTGCATTTAGTGCTTATGGTGCTCTTGCTCCTAGACAAGGAACAAGCTAGTGAATTTTCTTAACAGAAAAATGTTCCGTATTGGTGGTCAAGCTGAAGATCAAGGTCTAGGCGACTTTCAAATACGAGATAGAAAAACAGGTGAAGTTTACAATATAAAGCCTGATTTTATAAATACCTTTGGATTCAATCCATATAAAATTTTATATGATGATAGTTTGGAAAAAGGTGATGCAGTACAAAGAATATTAGAGGATTTTCAGAAAAAAGATGCTCCGAAACTTGGGCCTTTTCAGTTGGGAGAAGATATCGGCACAAACGTGGCTGATGCTGTTCTGAGAACTGCTAGGTTTCTTGAGCCTGCTGTAAGACAAACTGCAGGCTTAGCAGGTCAAGTGATAGGCGAAGACAGACTCGGCATAGGTCAAGCACTCAAAGATATTGCAGATCCAGTTGAAGTTGGTTTAGGAGGTTTGACAATACCAAGAGATGAGTCTTATATACCTACAGATGAAGACCGTGCTAGGTTTATGATGCGTAGGATTGTCGAAGAGGAAGAAGAAAAACAACCTGATGTTTCACAACTTGATTTTCCTTTACCTGAGCCAACAAGTTTTGATTTTCGTCAAGACGATATGGGTCTTAAAGTAAGTGATGGAAATTTTGCTAGAGAACAAATGTTGCAACAGTATAGTCCTGAAGATCAAGCATATCTGCGTGCAAACCCAGACATTAGACCAGAAGAAGTGGGTATGCGTCCTGTAAAAGACATCACTAGCGACATCGATCCATTTAATACTAGGCTTAATATAGACGAAATATCTACGACACTTGATGAGCTATCTGGACAAAGACAAGATTTGGAAGCAAGATTTGATACTGAGGATGTACAAAGACCAAAAGATGTTGATGTCGATGAGATAACAAGCTTGTTGAATGACATTCAACCACCGTTAGTAAACTTAGATATAACCGAAGAAGACACAAAACTTGGTATTGAAACAAAGTTTGAAGGTTTGTCACCTGATGAATTAAAAACTGAAATAGCTAATATGAATATACCAGATGCTGATGCACTGATAAACGAAGAGTTATTACCTGCACAAAATGCAGAAGATCTCATTGCATCTGTTGCAGCTGAACAAGAAGAAAAAGGTGATCCTAATATAGCTAGAAATGCTACACAAAAGAAACTTAATACACCTGGATTCTTTGGCACAGATAGGTTTCTTGATTTTATTAGAAATGTTGGTGCAGGTTTGTCTGAAACTGGACAATTTGGCCCAGGTCTTGTGCTTGGTGCTGCCAAAGCAGCTGAGGAAAGAGCTGCCCGTGATATAGCAGAAGCTGAAAGACAAAGAGAGATTAAGTTAGCAGAAATTGCTGCAGGGGCAAAAGAAAAATTAAAACCAAAAGAAAATTTTTC